TGCGGGGCGGGGGCATGCCAGGCCATGCCCATGCCCAGGCGGCTTGTCAGTTGGCCCACGCCGCCAAAGGCATCGACTAAAACGCGGCTATCCAGCCGCCAGGCATCCAGCCGCCAGCTGTCGTCGTGCACGTGGCGGCCTGCCCATGCGTCGGTTCGCATGCCTTGCGGCTGGCCCCGTGGCGGGCGGGGCGCCAGCGCGGCGTGGCGCTGGGTGAAGTGCCCCAAAATGGGCGGGTCAGTCAGTAGCCATGCGCCGCCGTCGTTGTCCAGCACGCCGCTGTCCAGCGCGGGGCCTGCATCGAGCCGCAGCACGCGCGGGTCGTCGCCGCCAAAGATGCGCCACAGGCGCACATGCGCCGGAATGCTGGCCGTGGCCAGGTGCACGATGGCGGGCAGTTGCGCAGGCGCAGGCGGGCGCGCAAACCTGATGTGCAGATACGGGCCGTCTTCAACACATACGGCCCCCGGCAGTCCTATCCAGCCCAGCGCGCGGCGCACGGCGCGGGCGGTGCCGCGCTCAAGCAGCCACGGCTGCCCAGCGGCAATCAGCGCGCCCGTATCAGCAAAGTAGCGCGCCAGCGGGGCCAGCGCCCATTCACTGGCCAGCCACGGCGCAAGCGCCAGCGGGTGGCCCCAAAGCGGGCCGCGCAGGGCGGGCAGGGCATCCCACGCGGGGGCGGCCTGATCGACCGCGCGCATCAGGGCGCTGGCGTTGGGGGGCAGGATGTGCGGGCGGGTCATTCCTGCACGATCTCCACATTGCCCAATTCGGGGTATTCGCCCGCGCCGATGCGCAGCGTTTCGGGCGGCTCATCGGCCACCGGAAACGACACGCCCGCCACGCCCCGGATGTAAAGGCGCGCCGCCAGCCACGACCGGCGCAGCTTGTCGCGGCCCAGCGGCCAGTCGGCCACGGCCTGGCGCAATACGTCTTGCAGGCGCGCCAGCACGTCCGCCGGTGCGTCTTGCGTCAGCTCCACGCGCGCGCGCACGGCAAAGGCCACGGGGCGCGCCAGCACGGCTTGCACGGGCACGCCCAGAATGCGGTCGGGCGCGGCATCCAGCGCAGCCTGCACTGCGGCGCGCGCGGCTTGCGCATCCGCGCCGGGCGCAGGCCAAAGCATCACGGTGACGGCTCCCGGCAAATCGGCGCGCGCGTAAGCCCTGGCCTGGCGCACACCGGGGTGCGCGGCCAGCGCGCGGGCTTCGTAAGCTTGTGCTGTGCCGTTGCCCGCCAGCGCGGCAATGCGCAGGCGCAGGCGTTGGCGCAGGCGTTCGTCGGTCTCATCGGGCAGGCGGCGCACGCCGTAAAAGTTTGCTTTGTGGTCCAGGTCGCTGCCTTGCGCGGTTTCGATGTATTGCGCCAAAGCGGCATCGTTCACCCGCGCCCTGTAAAGCAACTCACGGTAAGCAAACGCCTGCGCCAAAGCGTTCAGCGGCTCGCTTTCCAGCTCGATGACGGCGGCGGCCTGCGGATACAGGCGCACCACGTCGGCCTTTATGACGGCCAGGATGCGCTCAAAATCCAGCGGCTCCACCACTTGCGGGCGTTGCAGTGCGTCGCTCATACGGCCACCTCCATTTCGATGGGCCTGCCGCGCGCGCCTGCCGCCCGAATCGTGGCTTCGATGTAGAGCCGCCCGTGGCCGTGGCCGTGTTCGTCCGGGCGCAGGTGTTCCAGCCTGATTTTTCGCACCAGTAAACGCGGTTCCCAGCGCATGAGAGCGCTTGTGGCGGCGGCTGTCACGCGCATTTGCGTGGTTTTGTTCAGGGGCTGATCCAGCAGCGCCGGGACCAGGCTGCCATACGTGCGCCGCATCACGCGGCTGCCTATCGGCGTGGTGATGATGTCGGCCACCGACTGGCGCAGGTGTTCGATTCCTGCCAGCCCTTGCCCCGTGTTTCGGTTCATCGTGGCCCTCCGGTGTTGGATGGTCCGGGTTTCACCCCGCCGTGCACATGGCGCGTCAGGCTGATGCCGCCCGCTACCACGTCGCGGCTGGCGCTGACGATGCCGCCCGCCAGCGTCAGGCTGGCCCCGCCTGCTTCCAGGGTGATGCTTTCGCGCGTAATCGTGATGCTCGAACCACCGACAACCAGCGTGATGCTGGCGGCGCAGGCCACGCGGGCCTCACCGCCGTTCAAACCGGCGCGCCATTCGCAAAAGTCGGTTTCGTTCCAGTCGGCGCGCGCCACATTGCCCGCGCGTTCGCTGGCGGGCATGGCCGTGGAAAAAATGCCGGGCAGAACAACCGCCCGCGTCAAATCGCCGCCGGGGGCCAGCAAAATGCCCTGTTCGCCCACCACGGGCGGCCACCACGTGCAGCCGCCGGGTTTGCCGCCCGCGCGGCGCTCGATCCACGGGATCCAGTCCGTGGTAATGCCGCCCGTGCGAAAGCGTACGCAAGCGCGCCGGTGGCTCACCGCCGCCACGGTGCCCGTGCGCAGCATCGCGCCCGCCTGGCGGGCGGCTTCCTGCGGGTCGGTTTCCGGGTCGTATTGGTCGGGCAACATGGTTGCGGGCATGGTGCCCGCGCGGCTTTTCCGGCGCAAGAAATGGGGGGTGTAGCGGGCGGCGCTACTTTTTTTGCACTGCCTGCTTTTGCACTACTGCCCCTGCGTCAGGTGCTCGATGACGGCGGTGCGGATCAGCGCCTGCATGTCGTCGCTGATGCCCAGCAGCGGGCGCTCGGCGTAGGTGTGCATCACGCGGTTGTATGCGGCTACGCGATCGACAAGGCCCCAGTGATGCACGCTGGCGACGCGCTGCACGCGGCCCGCAAAGGCCACCACCGCCGCGTCGGGGCTGGCTTCGGTTTTCAGGTTGCTCGCGCGCGCCAGGCGCTTGAACATGGGGCCGCGCGCCACCTTCTTGCGCAGGCGCGCGCGGGGGCCGTTTTTTTGCAGGATGTCGGCTTTGCGCTTTTCCCACGGCTGGCCTTCTGGATCCACCTGCGCGCGCATGTTGCGCTGGGTTTGGCGGCGCACGTCGCGCGCTACGCGCGCGGCCAGGCGGCGGCGGGCGGCGGGTTGCAGGCTGGCCAGCAGCGGGCGCAGCCAGTCGGCCAGGGCTTGCGGGTCGCTCGCGGCGGTCATGGCCGGATGCCCAGCGATTTCAGGTAGGCACGCGCTTTGGGCAGGCCTGGCCCGTCGAATTCAGCCAGGCGCTGGCGGGTGCCGTCCGGGTGGCGCAGCTCGACGATCCAGCGCTCCGGCTTGTTGGCAAAGCCGATCGGGCCGGGTTCTGGGGCGTGGTGCGCCGCCGTGACTTGCCCCGTGGCCGCGTCCTGCTGCACGATGACGCGCTCGCTCATGCGCAGCCGCGCGTGCAAGTCGATGCCTTCCGTTCCGTCGAGTGGCTGCAATTCAAAAGCGAAAGCATCGCCCGGCTGTCCTTGCGCGTAGTGTTCCGGCTGCTGCAAGCGGTGCCAGGCCAGCAGGGGCACGATCAGGGCATCGGGGTGTTCATCCAGCCCCAAAACCCAAACGCACGCGGTGTAGTGCATTTCAAAGCTAAGCGCGTCCGTGCCCGTGGCTTGCACACGCCCGTCTTCGGCCAGCACGATCACCTGGCCGGGTGACGCTTGCAGGCGCGGGCAGGCGGTCAGGATCAGGTTCCGCAGGGCATCCAGCTTCAGCATTCGTCAGTCTCCTTCGACGGGCGCGGTGCAGGCGGCCAGCGCGGCGCGCAGCTCGCCTTCATAGCCTTCTCGGCGCTCGATTTCAGCGATAGCCGCCGCCGCGAAGGCGTCCAGCCCCGCATCCAGCGCCAGCGCTTCAGTCGGCATCAGCGGGCGCGCGGGTTCCGTCACGCGGCATGGCACGGGCACGGGCACGCGCACCTGCTGCACACGCACGGCGGGCGGGCTGGATGCGCAACCGGCCAACCCCACGGCCAGCAGGGCGGCAACAGTCAAGCAAAAGTTGACAGTTGCCTTCATGGCCTGCCTTCCAGCCAGCCGCGCACGCGGGCGCGGGCGCTGGCGCAATCGTTACCGGGCACGGCGGGCGGGGCGGCCAGCACGGCATCGGCGCGGGCGGCG